AAGAACCGATCAATCCTTTTGACTTCTGGGGTGGTGCAAACTTCCGTCTGAAGATCCGTAAGGTTGAAGGTTATTGGAACTACGATAAGTCGGAGTTTGATTCTCCTTCCCCTCTGTTTGATGATGACGATGCTCTGGAAGCACTGTGGAAGAAAGAGTATTCTCTCTCTGCTATCGTTGCTCCTGATCAGTTCAAGTCCTATGATGATCTTGAGAAGCGTCTGAAGTATGTTCTGGGACAGAAATCTACTCGTGCTGCTGTTCAAGAACAGGAAGATGAGTATGAATCCTATACCCAAACTCCTTCTAAAGAAGAGAATGTGATCGCTGAACTGGAACAATCCTATGCTCGCAGCAAGTCTCCTTCACTTCCGAAGATCGAGACTTCTGATGAAGATGAAGATGATGCACTGTCCTACTTCCAGCGTCTTGCTGAAGAGTGATTACTGATAAATCCTGATATTATCTGCTCTCTTTAGGGTGGGACTTACATATTGAGTCCCACCTTTTTTGTAGTTCATGATTGTTTGAAGTTCATCAAACACTACAGGTAGATAGAATGGTTTGAAGACATAGATATTTCTCTTCGCATCCTCTAGTTCTGCTTCATACTCATAATTTGTAACTGACTTTACGAATGAAGTTGATGGAACTTGTTGCACAGCACCTTGTCCAGCATCCCAATATTCATAGTAGTATGAGTTACCAGGATTCAACGATTGTTCTGGAACAGTAAAATGAACTGCTTCTTTTCTTGGGTTTGACATAGTTGGGGAAGCAATAACTGGTGCAGAAGGAAGTTCATACTTGAAACCAGTTACAGTAGATCCAGTTTTTGTTAGAATCTCGGTGATTGTATGTTGTCCGTTGTATTCATTCTCAGTTACACCTTCAATCGTAACTTGATCACCAACTTCCAGATCTGGAATACCAATTACCATAAAAACGGTAACGGTTGTTGATGGAATTACTGAGTCTCCAGATGAAATAACTGAGATTTGAGAGTTAATAATTTCTATAAAGTTTCCATTTGTTTTCCAACTAGGACTGATTCTAAGTCCTTCTTTAATCAGAATATTTCCAAGAGAGTTTTTAAGTTCTATCGTTTCATAGTGATGAATTCCTGAGTAAAGATTATCATATGATCCATACTTCTCAAGCATCACTGAATCAAATGATCTTTGAGTTAAAGGCCACTCATCTTGGATACTAAGAATGTTATTAGATATAAGAACTAACCAATCTAAATCAGAATCTCCATAAACATTATACGCTACATTGTCTGGACGTTCATCACCAATAATTTTATACTTAGTGAAGTAGTTTAGATCCGAAAAAATATCATCACTTATTTTAATTCTCTTGAATAAATTTTTTACCTCAACATAATCTGAGATATTCTGTTCTCCAGATACCCTGCTTACGTATTCGAAATTTGGAATTTGTTGGAAGTATTTTCTTGACATTAGTAACCCATCCCTGCTGCGTCTTTTTGATCTCCTTTATAGATTGGTTCTAACTCTGAGAACTGCATATCAACAGTGTATGATGTCATCGATGGTACTCCTTCATATGTCATATAAGATCCATCTGGTGTATAATTGACACTGAAATCTGTAAGGGCACATGTTTTTATTAAGTTTAGAAACGGATGTTTCTGTTGAGTCCTTCCATAGATATATTCGAGTTTGAATACATTGGGAGTTGTAAGGAAAAGATAACCAGGAGTTTGATCTGGTGCCATCTCTGTTTTAAAGAGTTTTATAATATCTTTAACTGTTTGTGCTTCGGCAGCATCTCTAGGAGTGAACCTAAAGTTATATCTAAATGTTCTCAGTTTAGGACCATCAAATAGCAATTCTAAGTTGTTGTTTATGACTGCACCAGTTGCTCTTCCTAAAACGTTTGATGAAACTGCTTGTCCTGCAAAGTAACCAGCAATTAATTTATCAAGTCCTGGTGTAGCAGAAATGTTTCCAATGGTAGATACCATATCGGAACCTAACCTTCCAAAAAATTCACCAGCATCTTTTCCAGTTCCTGCTCTGGAAATAGTATTGTATGCAAGAGTTCCAAATTGTGCTTGAAGAATATTCATTCTATCTTCATTCCATGATACACCATTTGCATCAGAAATATTTGGATGCATAGGTAGGAAAACATTACCAAAAGATGCTCCCTCTCCTCTTTGTAACAATCCTTTTCTACTATATTTTAAAACAGTTACTTTAAGGTAGTCATATAGTCCATCTACTGAATCTGCTGGATATTTCAGAATTCCATAATTTTTTTGTGGAGTTTTACCTTCAATGTTACTAACTACAGATGTAAATGCATTTGGATCTGCTAAGTTCTGATTACCAGAAGTGTCTAGTGGTTCAGATCCTCCACCTGATGAATTAGGACTATTTGCTGGAGCTGGGTTTGCTGGACCTGGAAGAGGAGGTTGCCTCGAAGGTTGTACATTTGATAAGGATTTGTATCCTGGAGAATTTTTTAATGTCTGCAATTCATTATATGATATTGTTCCAGATTTCCCAGATGCATTGTTTTCAGCTAACTGTAATGTTGCCTTCCTAGTACCAGAATTTAAATTGCTTAGTTGATTACTTCTTTGTCCAGTAAAAATTTGCTCATATACACCTTTATTTGCAATTGTAGTTTTATTGTTTGAAGCGTTATATGAATAAATTAATCTATCACCAGCACCAAAGTTAGTTTCGTATACATCGTAATTACCATTAGATCTATTGGTAATTACTCTAACACTCTGCTTTACTTGTCCTGCTCCTTGAGCTCTATTATATCTAAATGTGGCTTGATACCTTGTTGGATCATTAGCACCCAACGTTTCCCATCCTGGTACATTTCCGTTTGCCATCAGAAATTCTCCCTATTCAGAATAGGTTTAATCATCTCAATTTTTTGTAGAGTATGAGACATTATGGACGCTTTTTAGTTATTTAGTCCTGATTTTACCAAAAGGTAATGAGCGAAGATAATCAATTTCATTTGGTTTGATGAGGTGAAGTGCTCCCACAATTTCTATCCATGTATAGTTTCTCATCATACCCCAGTGATAATTAAAACCTTTGAATCCCCATCGTTGAACTTCAGTTACGGCAACTAATGGGTGTTCATCATATCTAATGTCTGGAGTTTTTGGTATGTATATAAAAGTATAATAGTTTCCTGGATCTGGAACGTATTCAATTTCTCCAAACACTTCCATAATACTCATCATAATCAAATCAGCATCTTCAGAACCATCAAGTTTTCTTTTCAGTTGAGATATTCTTGGTGATTGTGTTTGAATTTCTTGTCCGAAACCCTTTGCCATTATTTGATACCTAGTTCGTTCTCTGTTATAATACGAAACTCAAGCATTCTATCCGCACACCACTCCTTTGCTGCTTTCCATTTTGCTTCATTTACTGCGTAAGTTTTAACTTCGTTGATGAATGTTCTAGTTCTCTTCTTACTTGTTTGAACTGGCGGCATTGTTTGTCTTTTTGGTTTAACTTCAATCACATACTTTTTAATGTCACCAGATTGTTCACGAACTTTGATAATAAAATCTGGAAAGTATCTTCTGACTCTACTGGTGGTGGGATCAAAGTATGGGATAAAGAATTCTTCACTACCCCATTCTAAAATATTTTCATTTAGATCACACCACCTACAAAACTTACGTTCCCAAGTACTACGGCAAATGATATTATTGGGATCACCTTTATACTTTCTTGGATACTCAGGTTTATAAAGACTCTTAATGCTCTCTGCCATTATACATAATATATCGGTAGAAATATTTATAGATGCCAGCTACACCGCCAGAGAAATTACTTACAAGCGATATTAAATCAAAAATATTAAATATTGCACAAACTTCTCTGTATAGGGTTACGATTTCTCTTCCCGAAGGAGTTGCAGCACGCGCTGCAAGTAGAGGAATAAATTTATCAATTGATAAATCTAACATTGAACTTCTTTGTACGCAAGCATCTCTTCCTGGATCTGCATTAGCAACACACGATGTAACAAATGATTATCATGGTGTCACTGAAAAGATGGCATATCGTAGAATGTATGATGACACCACTGATTTAACTTTTTATGTTGATAGAAATTATAAGGTAATAGAATTATTTGATACTTGGATGGATTATATAACAGGGGATGAACAATCTTTTAGTAGACAACAATATAAATTTAGAAATACTCATTATAGAATGTCCTATCCGAATAGTTATAAAACAAATATATTTTTAATCAAATTTGAAAGGGATCAGCATTCGGCACAGTCAAAAATACCTAAAATTTTAACAGAGTATACTTTTGTTGATGCGTTTCCAACTAATATTATTGCAATGCCAGTTTCCTATGATCAAAGTGATGTGCTAAAATGTACAGTATCATTCTCCTATCATAGATATGTAAGGGAAAGAAATCAAAACTCATCACCAACAACATACTCAGATTCTAGAGCTCCTGGAATCGCAGAACTTGCATCTGCACAAGTGGCTGGATCTGCTCAAACTGGTCCAACTGATTTGGATTATCAACTACTACCAGTAAATGGGCAATTTACTACTCGTCCTGGACAAGGTGGAGCTGCTGATTTATTGGGAGGACTTGGTGGAATAGGTGTGAGGAACCCTGTTCAACAATAATAAATAGTCTAACTGAAACTTTCTATAGGACATTATGCCTTTACCAACAATTGCGACTCCAATTTATGAACTTGAGTTGCCTTCTACTGGACAAACAGTTAAGTACAGACCTTTCTTAGTAAAAGAAGAAAAACTTCTGGTATTAGCATTAGAATCTGAAGATACAAAACAGATTTCAAATGCAATCAAAGTAGTACTGAAAAACTGTATTCAAACTAGGGGAGTAAAAGTAGAGTCACTTCCTACGTTTGATATTGAATATCTATTCCTTAACATTCGTGGTAAGTCTGTTGGAGAAGAGATTGAAGTAAACTTGATCGCACCTGACGATGAAGTAACCTCTGTTCCTGTTGTCATTAACATTGACGATATTAAGGTTCAGAAGAAAGATGATCATACAAACAAGATTAAACTTGATGATAATCTTATGATGGAAATGAAGTACCCATCTTTGGAACAATTCATCAAAAGTAATTTCGATCTATCTTCCGACAATACTCTTGATCAATCTTTTGATCTTATTGCGTCATGTGTAGATAAAATCTACAGTGAAGATGAGGTATGGAGCACAGCAGATGTGACGAAAAAAGAATTGCTTGAGTTTCTAGAGCAAATGAATTCTCTTCAATTCAAACAAATCGAAACATTCTTTAATACGATGCCTAAACTTTATCATGAGGTTACATTTACAAATCCAAAGACAAAAGTTGAGAGCACTGTGGTGCTGGAGGGACTCTCAAGTTTTTTCGCATAGGCATGATCCATATGGATCTTGAAAACTATTATAAGATTAACTTTGCCTTGTTGCAGTACCATAAATATTCATTAACAGAAGTTGAAAACTTGATGCCTTGGGAACGAGATGTTTATATTGGTTTGTTACAACAACATCTGGAAGATGAAAAACTAAGACAGCAACA